CATCTCAAGCAATGTCTATGTCTACTGTGCAAGGACATTACCATACGAAATTTGTAATATCATGGTGGGCTAACCCAGATAACTTATTCTTTGGTATGAATGTCGGTTGTATGATAGACCAAAAAAATATGGCGTTTGCTTATGCGAAAAATTTTAAAACTAGATTTATTTTGGGTTGTGGGATTATATTAAATGGTGTACCAAGATTATTACCGATGGTATTGAATAAAGATGGAAATTGGATAGGAAAGATAGTATGACCTCAAACAAGCTAAAAAATACCCTTTTAAAGAGCCATAGAGCCACGCAGAACGACAATTCAGCATTTTCTGAACAGGTGCAAGGAAATCACTATAAAACGCTTAAAATTCAGCCTTTAGAGTATTCGATGGCTAACGATTTTAATGCCTGTCAAACTCACGTTGTAAAATACATATCAAGATACAACAAAAAGTGGAAAGATAAAAAAGATCAAATTAAAGATTTAGAAAAAGCAAAGCATGTAATTGATATGCAAATAGAATTAATCAAAAAGGATTAATATGTGGTTGAATTTATTATCTTTAGGTGTAAAGACTGCTGGAAAGATTTACCAAAATAAACAAAAAACAAAACAGTTGTTGTCAGATGCTCAAATGCTTCATGCTGAGCGTATGGCGAAAGGCGAGATTGAGTATAAGGCAAAAGTTATTGAAAGTAATGACAATGGTTACAAGGACGAATTTGTCCTTATTCTCGTATCTATTCCTATTTTGTTATTGGGGTGGTCTGTGTTTTCTGACGATCCTGAAATTCGTAATAAGTTAGATACGTTCTTCGAATATTTTTCAAACTTACCTTATTGGTATCAAGCTATTTTTATTGGTGTAGTTTCTGCGATCTATGGATTAAAAGGTGCTGACATCATGCGTAAAAAATAGTAACTTGTCTAATGGACAAGATCAAAGTAGACGCAGTTATTACAAGTTTAGAATTACAACTTGAAGCACCAAACAATCCTTATGGTTCTTATGTGTGTTTTAGGTTTATAGATACTTTTCCAAGTTTTCCTAAAGTAAATGAAATGGTTTCGGAAATTAAAAGTAGAAATGATGTGGAATTGATTGACTATGAATATAGTTATACAGGAATACACGAAGATACTGATTTAAGTAATTTAGAAGTTACTAGAAATTAATGGGGGATTTCTCCCCCAGAAATATTATTTTGTAAGTTTTTCAGTTGCAATATCATTTATAGATTGTTGTTTTAAATGATCGCAATATGAATGTCCGTTTTTAGCTTCGACTTTTGAAAATAGATATAATTTTTTTTTATCTGAAAGTTCTTTTTTAACTTTCTTATACCTTTCATCATTCGTAGCTTTAACTTTAGCAAGTGATACAGAAAGAGATTCATTAGTCATTTTTTCATTAACGACATAATCAAAAACTTCTTGTGCTTGATCTTTCACTTCATCATATGCAATTTCTGCTTTAACTAATCTTTTATCTAAAGCATCAACGTAAGCTATGATTCTATGAGGATCAAAAGTCTTTGGTCTTATTTCTATATACTTAGGCTCGTCACTCATTAACCAAGTTCTCGTTCATACTGATCTGGGTTAAAATCAGTAGGACTTTCTTTAGCCCAGTCAATTTCTTGTCTTGGACTTTCTGGCAACTTATCATCAGTTAATTGATAACCTTGCTTAGCTTGTTGGTAGCCTTGCTGTGGTTGTTGCATTTGGTTTTGTGGAGTGTAACCAGATTTATTATAAGGCTTAACCATATAATAAGTTATTTCTAATTTCATTCCATTGCTATATTGCGTAGGCTCACTTTGAGTTGTTTTAGATCCCCATTTAGCAACATAACCCGCTCTAACATATTCTTGTATTTGCGGAGAGTTTAACCAAGCTTGAATATTTGTTAAATCAAACATTTGTTTAGTTAAACTACACTTGAATTGAGCCTTGTTAGATGAAGCTTGATATTCCATCTTTGGTGCTCTATTGCCTGTGCTGTACATTGTAAGCGTCAAACCCGCAAAGGGTAGACTTTGTCTTTGTGTTTGCATGTTTTTTCCTTATCGTTTCTGTTTTTATTTTTGTTTATGCAGTTCTTTAGCAATGCAAATATGCATAGCACCTAGAAAAGCATTAAACATTTGTTTATTTAAAGGAAGTTCTTTAACTTCAATCTTTCCATCTTTTTTAGGTAATCTTATGATTAAACCTTTGGAAATTTTAGTTTTAGTTTCTTCCTCATACGCTTCCTTATATGCATTTAACTGTAACGTATAGTCAAATGATATTTGGTTACTTGTCTTAATATCAGCAAGAATTAAATTTCCTTGCTTATCTTTTAAAACAAGATCAAGAGTACCTGCGTAATTGTATTTTTTAGAAAATACTTTCTTTTCTAATTCTACAACTTCATACTCTTGTTTATTCCACCAATCTAAAAACAAGTTCCAACAATTTACAACTTTTTCATCAGATTGATTTGGAATTTTTTTTCCTTGTAGAAAGTCTTCGATCAAACCATGAACAACCGTTCCAACAAGACCCGCATCTTTTTTTACTTCTTCGGTTTTGTTTTTGGCTTTATCTATGATACGTTCTAACTCAACCCTATCAATTCCCCAACCCTCATCAAGTCTATTGTTGATAGCGTTTTTGATTTCTCTGATTGGAGTTGATACTAACCATGATGTTAGTTCGGGTTTAGGAACACCATTACCGCATATTCCTGTTACACTTTCTACTTTCTTTTTCTCATGATAATAAATATGTTTTTCATCATCAAAAGTTAAAGTAAGACCATTTTTTAGTTTATGTTCTTTATACATTTTTATCCTCTAGTTTGATTTGTTTTTTCAATTCATCAATGTTGTAACCGTAATAACAACTTAAAGCAATGAACTTAGAAACATCGGTTTTGATACCTTTTTCGAATTTATATAAATCATAAATTGTATTAAAGTATCGTTTGTTATCCTGTACTACAGCTTCTGCAGTCAGTTTTTTTTTAAGTCGAATATTCTTAAATTGAATACCGACTATTTGATTAAACAACTTAGGGTTTGGCTTCTTTAAAAAATCCACCAACATACCTTTAGCGATATAATCAGATTTGATAAATTTATTCATATCTACCTCTCTAATTAAGAACGCTATGTCCACGGTTATTTAAACATTTTCTAACTAACGCTTCGTACTTTGTATCCATTGTTGGACTAACTGACCAATAAAAAATATTACTAATGAAAGTAGTATTTTCTTTGGCGATAGTTTTACAATGTTGTAGATCGTTAGTTATTTCTACAGCCTTAGGCTCATTGAAAGTACCGCTTCTCCCCGCAGTATCAATCACAGGCTTATACGCACAAGCTTGTACGAATAGAATTAAGCATAGCCATTTTTTCATATTTCTTCCTCTCTAGTTTTATTTGTTTTTTGTAACTTCTATAAGATAAAGCTTTAGTAATTTTTGGCATTATCTCATAGACCTCAACGAAGTATGGATTCATATCACTAAAAGTCCAATGACGTCTTTTAGAAATACGATTTATAATATCCATTCTTCTATTCTTTATCGCTTCCGTCTGCGCTATCTCGTTTATTTTCATCTTTTGCTATCTCCATATCTAGTTCAACTATTTTAGCTTCTGTTTTATTTATTTTGTCATTTAAGATAACTCTCAACTCATAAAGAGTAAACAACCTTTCAGTTAGTTTTGCTCTTTTAGTAATATCTTTAAATGCAGTTTTTAAATTAACCATATCATTACTCCTATTGTTACCATTGATACGATTGTAATTGTAAATGCCTTTACATATCTACGATGTATAGGCTTTCCACATACTATCATGATTGCCTTTCATGGTGGGGAATTGCACCCCACCGATTGCTTGATTTATATTGCAACTCTCATAGGGTTATTAGAAAACACAATCAAACCACCTAATTCTTGAAAGAATCTGGCTCTGGCATCTGATCTGTTTTCATCATTACCCATATTCGTAATTGCATTTGCAAGATCATACTTTGTAGTAGTAAAAGTATCTCCAACATAATGATTTAATCGTTCGAAGATTTGTGCTCTTTCTTCTTGCGATACACCATGTCTTTTAGCAATCTTTACAATTTGATGTGAGTTGATTTCTTCTTTGGTAGATTTGTATAATCCATCAAAGCTTTCATCCCAAACATCTTTACTAGCAATAAGATCAATTTGTTTTTGCATCTTATCAATAATTGTAATGTACTGCTCGTCTTTAGTTGTATCAATTACAATTTTACCAACGTGTCTTGAATAAAATTTATTCAAGTATCTTGGTGCAACCATACCATTCGTACAAACTAATCTGTAAATAAATGGCTGAATGACCAAACTACCAGTACCGATCTCACTATTGGTAATTGTAACACCACTTTGTACTACGTCACCTTTTTTAATCTCACCTTCCATCTTTGGATTTACAGCAGTAACGTTAAGTGTATCTCTATCGTAATTTACATACTTAAGTTCCATACCTAAATCCATAAGTTTGTTAAGGGTATGATTAGCAACAACATCGTTATCAATTCTTTTGTAACGATTTGAACAAATTGCTCTTGCTTCTTTAACAGTTTCGTATGGAGAACCATCTGGCTCAACTTCATACGTTCTAAGCATTAACTCTTTATCTTCACTTTTATTAATCCAAAAGTTAAGATTGTGAGCAACAAGTTGTTGAGAAATAGGTAGACACTTTTTAATATATTGTGTACCAATTCCTAATCTTCCACACAACTGAATTAAAGAATTATCACTTAAACTAAATTTTCCTCTAGTTAAATGACTAACTTCCATATCAGGATAGTTATAAACATTGTTTTCAGTTATGTTTATGCTTTTCAAATCAACAAGATAATCTGCCTTGTGTTTTGTATCTTCATTAATTTGCGTAAGCATTTTTGTTACGTCTTGTCCTTTTTTCATTTTCGTTCCTTTAGTTATAATTGATGTGGCTGACATCATCAGTACTTACCGACCAAGATAAGTAGAGGCGGGAAATGATCCGCCTTTCGTCTTACATCATTAAATAATCTATAGTCCATTTGAAACCGCCTAAAAAAAAATAAGCAAAGATCAAAGCTATAGAAACATATTCTAAAGCGTCTAATATTTTTTTCATAAATTAATTCCTTTAGATTTTTCAAACATTGGTGTAGCAATAGTTTCTTGTAGTTCAGAAAAGTTTTTAATATCATTAACTCCAACAACTACAGCCTCTACAGAAATTTTTGTTAAACCATCAGGAAGATAATCTTTAAAAAGAATTTTTATCATTCCTTTTGTTGGAAAATCTTCATAGTATGTTCTAATGTTTTCAAAATTAAATAATTCTCTAGTTAAAGAAAATTCTCTTAAAACATTTTCATTAATTATTAGTCTTTTCATTT